ACACAATTTCGCTTTGGTATTCATCAATTACCGAAAGTAGAATTTTTTACGGTTACTGCAAATCTTCCCGGCATCAGTGTTGATAATACCACCTTACCTACCCCATATAAAGACATTTCTATTATGGGAGAAAAACCAACATTTGAAAATCTTACAATATCTTTTATTGTAGATGAGTATTTGGAAAATTATATCTCCCTTCATAATTGGTTAACTGGTATTGGTTTTCCTCAAGACAGGTCACAATTTTCTACATATAGAGATATTACATCAAACACTCCAGCTGCCGGTGGTTCAAATCCAGTAGATATAGTTGGTAAATCTGTTCCAGATAAAGCAATGTATTCTGATGCATTTCTTATGATACTTTCCAATAAAAATAATCCTATTGTAGAAGTAAATTTTCATAACGTATTTCCAACATCTTTAAGTGCGTTGGATTTTAGTCAAGCTGCAACAGACGTAGAATACTTAACTGCATCAGCTGAATTCTCATATCAAGTGTATGAAATCAATACATTATAAATATGTTTGAGCAGATACGATATACTTTAACAAATATATCAAATTTAAGACTTGTAAATAGTCAATATAAAAAGAGAGAGAAGATCATACTCTGCTCACCTTTGAAAGCTATATAATGAACTTAGACGAATTAAAAGCAGAAGCCAGACAAGACTTACCCATTCTTGACCATGAGCATATGGACCAAGAGTCATATAAAAATCAAGTTATAAAACCAAAATGGTTAGGATACAAAACCAATTTTGAGCAGCTTCTCATTCTTAGAAAATCTGAACACCAAAAACTGTTTCGTGAGAAATGGGAATATTATGGTGGCAAAGCAGATGCTAAAGTTTATGTCGCAAAACCATTTGACTTCAAAGTTTTAAAAAGTGACCTCCACATGTTTATACAATCTGATGATGAGATATTGGAATTGCAAAATAAAATAGCGTATTACGAACTTATCATAAAATACATCGAAGGGGTTATTAAATCAATTGACAATCGTGGGTGGGATATTCGCCATGCACAGGATTGGAAAAAGTTCGAAGCTGGTATGATATGATATGCAAATTGAAAAAAAGAATGAAGTATATTTAATTCTAAAAGACTTAGAGCCGTCAACTTCACAAGAGCTCTCATCCTTCTTCACCTTTGAAGTCCCCGGTGCAAAATTTATGCCCATGTATCGTAATCGTATGTGGGATGGTAAGATACGGTTGTTCAGTCCAGGCTCCGGTGAGATATATGTAGGACTACTCCCGTACATAAAGAAGTTTTGTGATAGAAATAATGTTGACTATATAATAGGAGAAGGAGTTGAAGATGATAGGGATGTTGTACGTGAAGTTGTTAAAGGGTTTGTCAAATCGCTCAAACCAAAATCTAAAGGAAAGTCACTTAAAATTCGTGACTACCAAATTGATGCTGTACACCATGCCATTGCCAGAAATCGTGCTCTTCTTGTTTCTCCTACTGCTAGTGGTAAGTCATTAATAATATATGCACTAGTCCGTTATTATCATATGATGGGCTTGAAAACTTTGATACTTGTTCCTACCACCTCTCTCGTAGAACAGATGTACACTGATTTTGAAGACTATGGTTGGAGTTCCGGCACATACTGTCAAAAAATATATCAGGGGCATGATAGAAAGGTTACCAGAGATGTTGTAATATCAACCTGGCAATCCATCTACAAAATGCCGAAGAAATATTTTGAACAGTTCGGTTGTATAATCGGTGACGAGGCTCATCTATTCAAAGCAAAGTCTCTCACAGGTATAATGACTAAGTTGCACCAATGTAAGTACAGGTTCGGTCTTACAGGGACGCTGGACGGTACTCAGACGCATCAACTTGTACTAGAGGGGTTATTTGGTGCAGTTGAAAATATAATAACAACAAAGAAGTTGATAGACAGCAAAACTCTGGCTGACCTGAAAATCAAATGCATAATTCTAAAACACCCAAATATAAGAGAGAAAATGGCGTATGCAGAAGAGTTGCAATATCTTGTTGGGAATGAAAATAGAAATAAGTTTATACAGGATTTGCTGCTACATATAGATGGGAACACTCTTTGCTTATTTCAGTTAGTAGAGAAACACGGTCAAATATTATATGACCAAGTAAAAGATGCAGTGAAGGACCGTAAGGTATTTTTTGTTTATGGAGGAACAAATGCAAGAACACGAGAAGATATTAGAAGTATTGTTGAAAAGGAAAAAAAGTCAATTATTATTGCGAGCTACGGTACTTTTAGTACTGGTATTAATATTAGGAATATCAACAATATCGTGCTCGCCTCTCCATCCAAATCTAAGATTAGGGTGTTGCAATCCATCGGCCGAGGGTTGCGTCTTAGCGAAAGCAAGTCTTCCATTCTAGTGTTTGATATTGCTGATGATATGACATATAAAAGAGTGCGTAATTTTACACTTATTCACTTTATGGAAAGAATAAATATCTATGCCGAACAACAATTTGTATATGAGATAAGTAAGGTAAATCTAAAATGAATGCACCAATATCACATAAAATCATGAAACTCACAAATGGTGAAGAAATTGTTTGTCAAATAGACGATAAGATTGTCAACGATGAATATCAACTAAACTATCCTCTTAAAATTGATGTTCGGCCACAGATGACTAAAAAGGGTGTTGTGGAAGCATTAAACCTTAGTCGTTGGGTTGGTTCATATACAAGCCAATCTTTGTTTTCGGTAAAAACTGAACATGTTCTGTTAGTCGCAGAAGCTTCGGAGGGATTGTGTAGATATTATGATCATGTGGTAGAAGAGATAAAGCGAATTGAAGATAAGTCCATCACCAAAGCTATAGCTATAGATGATTACCTAGATGATATTGACGATGAAGATGTATATGATGAACTGTTGGATGAATCGTTATCTAGTGATGATACAATTCATTAAAAAGTCTACATAGCCATTTATGCATAGTTTTTTGATTTGTCAACCCCCTTTTGGTACTTGACATTATTGTTTCTATAGTATATACTGTAATAATGTTTGGTGGTATAAGGAGCGATTATGAAAAAGAAATCCAAAGGCGTACATTATGTTGATAACAAAAAGTTTCTTGAAGCTATGGTTGTATTCAAGGACAAATGTAAACTTGCAGAAGAGGCAGGGAAAGAACAACCGGCAGTATCAAATTATATCGGGGAGTGTTTTTTAAAGATTGCAACACATCTTTCTTTCCGACCTAATTTTATTAATTATACATATAGAGATGATATGATATCTGATGGCATTGAAAACTGTTTACAATATGTTTCAAACTTCAATCCAGAAAAATCAAAGAACCCATTTGCTTATTTTACGCAAATTATCTATTATGCATTTCTTCGGAGAATTGCAAAAGAGAAGAAGCAAACTCATGTCAGGAATAAAATGATAGAAAATTCTCAATATGAGGCTTGGACAACAATGGAGGGTGACGATGCAGCAACATATCATGTTTCTGGATTTGATCCAACTACAATGCTTCCAGATGAAGATGTATATAAGCCGAAAAAGAAAGTGGTGCCCAAGACCAAAGGGTTAGAAAAATTTATGGAAGAAGAAACTTAATTTGCAGATAGCAATTATTACTGATACGCATTTCGGTGCAAGAAATGATAACTTAAATTTTAATGAATATTTTTACAAGTTCTATGAAAACATTTTCTTTCCCACTTTGAAAGAACGAGGGATTACAACATGCATTCATTTAGGTGATGTTGTAGACCGCCGTAAGTATATAAGTTATCGTATTGCATACGATTTCCGTAGCCGTTTCATCTTGCAATTCCAAAAGTTTGGTATTGATTTGCATGTTATTATTGGCAATCATGACACCTATTACAAGAACACCAGTGAAATTAATTCTATGGATGAACTTGTTGGGAGGGATAGAGTATGGATTTATTCTGAGCCAACGGTGAAGGAATTTGATGAGGTTCCTATTCTGTTTATGCCATGGATTAATACAAACAATTATAGCACAGCCATAAATTCTTTGGACACAGCAAAGACGGACCTTCTTATGGGACATTTAGAAATAAATGGTTTCCAGATGTATCAGGGACAATATTCAGATAGTGGACATGAAAAGGAGCTCTTCCGTAAGTTCGATACTGTTTTTAGTGGACACTTTCATCATAAGTCAGATGATGGCCAGATTTATTATCTGGGTTCTCCATATGAAATGACTTGGGCAGATTATGATTCCCCTAAAGGATTTCATGTCTTTGATACGAACACAAGAGAACTGGAACGCATTGTAAATCCCTATACTTTGTTTGAGAAAATTTATTATGATGATACTATAAATGATTATAGTCATATGGTTGGGCCCACTGGCACTGTTTATGATTTTGAAAAATATAAGGATAAGTATGTTAAATTAATTGTGGTTAATAAAAAAGATTTGTATCAGTTTGATCAATTCGTTGATAGGCTTCTTGTTGCTGATGCACACGATGTAAAAATCATTGAAGATTTTTCAGAACTGGATGCAACAAATGTATCGGATGACATTGTAGAGAATACAGAAGATACCATGACTTTACTTGAAAAGTATGTTGATGAATTGGATGTTACTCTGGATAAAACTAGACTCAAGAATACCATGAAGTCATTGTATAGTGAAGCACAGGATTTAGAATTTTGATTGAATTTAAGTATGTTCGTTGGAAGAATTTCCTTTCTACCGGCAATCAATTTATAGAGATACAACTAGACCGAAATCCCACTACACTTGTTATTGGTGAAAATGGTGCAGGCAAGTCTACGGTACTTGATGCGTTGTGTTTTGGCTTGTTCGGTAAACCTTTCAGGGGTATCAATAAACCACAGTTGTTAAATTCTGTGAACAATGCTGGTTGTGTTGTAGAAATAGAATTTAAAATTGGCACAAAGAATATCAAGGTGGTTCGTGGTATCAAGCCAAACATCTTTGAGATATACATCAACGATAAGATGTATAATCAGGATGCAAATATGCGAGACTACCAGAGGTATCTTGAACAACAAATCCTCAAACTGAACTATCGTAGTTTTACTCAAGTTGTTATTCTTGGTTCATCTACCTTCATTCCATTCATGCAGTTGAAGGCTCGCCACCGTAGAGAAGTGGTAGAGGAAATTCTTGACATTCAAATTTTCTCATTGATGAACATATTGTTAAAGCAAAAACTCAAAAACATTGCTGAGAATATTCGTGATATCAATTATCAATTGGACCTTACCGGGGAAAAAATTGTATTACAAGAAAAGTATATCAATGATGTAAAGAAGAATAAGAATAAGATTATCAAAGAGAAGAATAAACTCATTAGTGACAATGAGAATGAAATTTTCTCAAGAAATTCTGGCATCGAGGAGCTCTCGAAGGATAACGATAACCTGTTAAGTCTAATTTCTGATAACGAGAAAACTAAAAAGAAGGCCTTCAAACTTATTGATATAAAATCTACTCTTATAGAGAAACATAAAACTCATTCCAAGGCTGTTGATTTTTTTGAGAACAATGATGAATGTCCCACCTGTCAACAACACATAGATGAAATTTTCAAAAAAGAAATGATATCTGATAAACAGAAGGATGTGACCAAGTTTGCAGTTGGTATCAAAGAACTTGAAGAAGAACTTTCGAAAGCACAAGAGAGGATACAAGAAATATCTGATATTGCAGATAAAATTAGAGAGAATGAAGTACAGATTGCGAAAGAGAATAGTTCTGTTACACAACTGGAAAAATTCAACGCTACACTGCACGCTGAGATTGCTCAGTTCAAAACTGGTGACGTAAGTAAATCTGATTACAATAAATTGAAAGAGCTGAAAAAAGACCTGTCTGCCACGGAAAATCATAAAGCAAAACTTCGTGAGGACTTGACATATTCAGAGGCGGCGAGAAGCATGTTGCAAGATACAGGTATTAAAACCAAGATTATCAAACAGTATCTTCCTGTAATGAATAAGTTGATTAACACTTACCTAACCTCTATGGAATTCTATGTGAACTTCACTCTGAACGAAAATTTTAATGAAACTATCAAGTCAAGGTATCGTGATGAGTTTACCTATGATTCGTTTAGTGAGGGTGAGAAGATGCGTATTGACTTGGCACTCCTGTTTACTTGGAGAGCTATTGCAAAGATGAAGAACAGTACCAACACCAACCTGTTGATGCTGGATGAGATTTTTGACAGTTCCCTAGATAGTACAGGTACAGATGAGTTTCTAAAAATTCTCAACACACTCTCTGATGAGAACATTTTTGTTATCAGTCACAAACAGGATGTATTAGCAGATAAGTTTAGAAGTACAATCAAATTTGAAAAGGTAAAGAATTTTAGTCATGTGGTGGAATAATGGGTAAACAACACTATTTTTTATGGAAGAACATAATGGCAATAGAGGAGAATAAAAATGAATAATAAATGGAATGATGAGTCCGGGCCGATGCCAGGAGGTGCGCCACCGGCCCCAATTGGTATGCCTGATATTTCAAAAAGGTCATTAGAAGAAGAAGGAATTTTTTTGTTTATGGAGCCGTTTGATGATGCGTCTTGTAAGAGTGCAATTAATTTTATTCTTACTCATAACATACAAGATAAACCTCTTAAAAAATTGCAATTAATGATTAACAGTCCAGGCGGTTCACTTCATGCTTGTTTTGCATTAATTGATGTAATGAAGGGTTCTCGTATTCCTATTCACACTATTGGGCTTGGAATGATTGCTAGTTGTGGAATTTTAACATTTATGTCTGGTGCAAAAGGACATAGATATCTTACACCAAATACAAGCATTCTTAGTCATCAGTATAGCTGGGGGTCAAAAGGAAAAGAACATGAACTGTTTGCCGTAGTAAGAGAGTTTGAACTTAGTACAGAGCGCATGATTAAACATTATAAAAAATGCACAGGAATGTCAGAGAAGAAGATTAGAGAAGTCTTACTTCCAGCAGAAGATGTTTGGCTTGATGCTAAAGAAGCGATTAAGTACGGTATTGCAGACAAAATTAAGGAAGTTTATTAATGGCAATATATCCACTAGTTGAAGTTAAGAATCCAATTCTCACTATACCCTTGTCGGGCTGTAGTGAGGAATTGGACAGGAAAGAATTGAAAGAAAATCTGGTAGAAACCATGAAGGAATTTCGTGGAATCGGGCTGTCAGCAAATCAAGTTGGAGTAATGGAACGAGTATTCGTTATGTATTCGGATGTAAATAAGGATGAAACCATAGCGTGTTTTAACCCACAAGTTACGAGTACTGGGGTAGAAAATATTTTGATGGATGAGGGATGCTTGCAATGGCCAGGATTGTGGTTGAAGATTCGCCGTCCTGACCACCTTGCCTGCACATATGAAGATGAAGAGGGCGAACTGCACGAAGTCACCATGGCAGGACTTGAAGCTCGAATTTTTCAGCATGAGATGGACCATATGGAAGGAACGAATTTTACAGAAAAAGTCAGTAGAACGAAACTGGATATGGCAAAACGACGAGCTCGCAAGTTGAAGAAAAAGTCATTGAATTCAAAGACTTAGCGACATAGTAATTTTCCCTTTAGAATCAAGGACTTAGAAGGAGTGTGGTAAAAATATCACACTCGACAATTAATTTCATCCAGCCCCTTGAAATTCTGAAAAAAAACACCATATATATAGGGTAGGGAGAGATTTCTGGATCTCATTGAGATAGGGTTGAAAACCACTGCTAATCACTCCCTCCCTCCCTTTCTGTGGTAAAAATGTCACACTTTTGTATAAATTCGAAAAAATCGACATACCTTGTCGCTTTTTTATTGACAATTCCTGTTGAGTATGGTAGCATATAAACATGATGAAAAATAAATCAACACTTGCAAAACTCCTCGCTGAAGAGGATATTTTCGTTGTCCATAAGCAAATGGAAACGGCATATTTTAACAGCAAGAGTCGGGAACTTGGTCTGCCCATCTGGAAAGATGAGGAAATGACTAAGGACATTTATGAGTTGTTGATTGGCCATGAGATTGGCCACGCTCTGTGGACTTCTCTGGAAATGTTGGAAGAAGCCCAAAGTCGGGGCATCAACCATGGTTTTGTAAATATTCTTGAAGACGCTCGGATTGAGAAATTGGCGGTTCGGAAATATCCGGGCCTCGTTGGTGTATTTAAACGGGGATATGCCGATTTAATGAAACGAGATTTCTTCGGTACTTCGGATCGGCCTTTAGATTCTTTCGGGCTTATCGACAGAATTAACCTTTTCTACAAGACGGGTGATACGTCAATTCCGTTTTCGGATGTTGAGTTGCCTTTGGTTGAGAAGGTCGGTAAGACAAAAACGCCTGCTGATGTTCTGGATCTTGCTGAAGAGATTTACAAGTTCATGGGTGAAAATCCTGAGTCTAAAGGTGAAAGTTTAGATATTCCTGATTCTTTCGCTGATGGGTTTGGTGATGACGATGAATCTGATGAAAGCGAAGGGTTTGGTTCAGACAATTCCATGCCTGCTGATACTGATGAAACCAACGACAGCACTGCTGATGGTGAGAACGGTGCCGGTGATGGTGATGATACTGAAGATGCTGCCTCTGGTGGTGATACTGCCGCTGATGATGATGCTGGTGATGAAGAATTAGATGGTGCCGGTGGTTCTGATGACACCGAGGCCGATGATGAAGATGATCCTACCAATGGTGAAGACAAGAGCTCTTCGCCTGAAGGTGGTAAGAATTCCACTGGTAAGGGCGCACCTCCTGTTGCAGAAACCGATACCGCTTCGGATAAGGGTATGGACGCCCTTCGGGATAAGTCTGCTGGTGATCGGGCATATGCTCGGATTCCTAAAATTGACTTGAAAAAGATTGTGATTGACAACAAGACTTTGGTTACAGAATTTAAAGGTCATTATCTTATTGAGAAAGAAAAAGATTCTCTGTTTTGGGATAAGACTCTTGAAGAGGTTTCGGCCATCAAGACCGATTCCAAAAAGACTGTTTCTTACATGGTCAAAGAATTTGAGATGAAGAAAGCTGCCGATCAGTATGCTCGGGCTGCTACTTCTAAAACTGGTTCTTTGGATATGGCCAAACTTCACACTTACAAATACAATGAGGATTTGTTCAAAAAGGTTACTACCCTGCCTGGTGCTACTAACCACGGTATGGTGATGGTACTGGATTGGTCCGGTTCCATGTATAGTAACCTTGCTGGTACTTTGGCGCAGTTATACAATTTGATTTGGTTCTGCCGGAGGACAAAAATCCCCTTTGAAGTTTTTGCATTCTCTGATGTGTATTATACTAAAACTGATGATGATAACGGCATGTCGCTCGGCGGTTTTATTAATGAATTCAAATCTGGTGATATTGCTCTTCGGAATTTCCATTTGTTGAATTTCTTCTCCAGCAACATGACTGTTACTGAAGAGATGGATATGATGCATATTCTTTGGATGTATGCTAATCATTATGGATATAGAAATTGGAAAGAAGCTGGATATCCTTATACGGTTCCTAAAAATCTACAACTTGGTGGAACCCCGCTGAACGAAGCAATCATTGCTATGATGGATTTGGTTCCCAAGTTTAAGAGTGATACAGGCGTTCAGAAGGTTAACACAATCTTCTTGACCGATGGTGCTGGTTCTAGACTCACTGGCACTTATAATTATCGTTTTGATGGTGAGGAACATTATAAAGAAATCGCTGGTGCCATCAACTCTTATCGGACACATGCGGTTATCACTGATCCGGTGACCAACAAGACCTATGAAACCAAAACTTCGGTTGATACTGATGTTCTGCTCCCCATCCTGAAAAATCGGGTGCCTGGAATGAATGTTGTTGGT